AAGCTTTTTAGATATCTAATAAACTGTGCGGGGGTGACTCGACAAAATCGATTTCCCCGAAATCACGATTTTTGAGTCACTCCCAACTATTTATAGTAGAATTTTTAAATCGCCTATAAGTAATTATAGGTGATTTTTTGTATTTATATAGTTATTATTGTAAAAAACATTCGATAGAATTGATAATATCAACTCTATTGAATGTTTGATTTTATTGATAGGGAAAAAATGGGGAAAGGTTGTTAAGGTTATTTCTTAGGTTGACTTTCATATTCTCAGTAACGTGAGTGTAGATCGATAATGTTGTTTTAATGTCAGAATGTCCTAATCTTTGAGATATTACCTTAATAGGTACATTTTGTTCAATTAATAAAGCAACGTGAGTGTGTCTGAAGATATGAGTGTGAATGTTTAAAGGTTTTAAGTTGTTTAATATAGTTGTATAGGTTACTTTAAATATAAATTTATTAGATGATATATAATCAAGTAATAATTTTGCTATAAAATCAGATATTTCTATTGTTCTGATACTACTTAATGTTTTTGGCGAACCGATATCTCCATTTCTCAATTTTGTTTTCGTGATTGAAATTGTTTTATTTTTAAAATCAACATCATCTGGAGTAAGTGCTAATGCTTCTCCTATTCTAAGTCCTGTGTGCAACTGTAAAACAGCAATACTTCTAACCTTTTTATTTTTTATTTTTTTTAACATGCCTGGTATTTCGTCTTTCTCTAAATATTTAACTTTCTGCAACTCTAAAGCTTTCTCTTCTTTAGTAAACTTGAAATCAAGTTTTACATCAAATTCAGGAACATAATATTTATTTATAAATTTGAATAAATTATTGTAAATACCACAAGTTGCTTTAATAGCGTTAGGAGAAAAATTTTCCCTCATATCCATCAATTTTTTATCATATCTAATTTTAGTAATGTCTTCTAATTTTTCATTATCTTCTAGTTTGTTTAACGCTAATGAATACGTTAGGTAAGAATTGTGAGCTAATGTAGTTTTTTTAAATTCAAGGTATCTTTCTTTGTAATAACCTAAATTATGTACCTCTTGAGCTGGATTTAAAATCTTATTGATCTTTTCTTGTAATTCTTCATATGCTTCTTTTTCAGTAGCACGTGTTTTATTATTCTTAACAATGGAAACACGTCTGTTTTTTCCGTCCTTATCCTTAAATGATTGAACGTATCTATACTTTCCATTATGTGTTATTTCTCTGTACATAAAAATACACATCCTTTCTTGATTTTAAGTAGATGTGTGTGATATACTAAATGTAGTATTTCACACGAAATTTTAAACTCTCAAACTCTTGGCGGGGTGGAGAGTTTTTTTTATTTGTCTATTTTAGAACTTATTTCTTCCAATAGTTCTATTATCCTATTATTTTGCTTTTCAACATTGTCATTTTGCTTTATTATGATAAAATTCTGAGTTGTTAAAGCTCTTAATAATTCGTTATTTCTCATATCTAAATGTTTTGGAGGTAAAAACAAATCTGATAATCCACTACCACTGCTGGTAATTAATGAAGTTGCATATCTTAAACTTTCTTTAGTCTCCGTATTTATGTTATCCAACGAAAACTTTTCTAACTCTTGATCTAATTTAGCATTTTTTCTTTCTTGTTTAGCTTTCTCTTCAGCTTGTATTTTTTCAATTTTTATAGCTTGTTGTTTATTAACTTCTTCTTTAACTTTTTTTAATTTGTCGAAAAAACCTTGTTTTTCTTCGTTTTGCATATTTTTTCTCCTTATAAATGAAATTTTGACAAACTGTACTCATATAATAAAACTTTATTATAAAAATGTTGATAATCATCAACTATTTTTTTTGTTTTATCGTATGGTAATTCTATTGTATGGTAAAAATAATTGATCAATCTTATTCTTAAAGCTTGTTTGCTGCATTCTAAAACAGAGGATATTTCATTAAAATTCAATTTATTATCTAAACATTCTTCTAAGGCTTCATCATTAGCAATAAGTAAACTAGCACCAAAATCAGCCTCTAATTCATGCCATATATCTTTTTTTGAATATTGTTTTTTATCTAAGTATTCAGCAAAGTTTTGATTAGATTGTGAATTCCCGTGAAAAACTCCATGTATTATCTCATGCATTCTTGTAAAATTTTTTCTTGATTCAATCATATTGCCATTAACACAAATTATTACAACATTATCTTGCTTTAATGTAGTACCAGCTAAAACATCGTTTAATTTACTTTTAAAATTATACTCAGTAAAAGTAAAATCTAACTTATCTTGGCAAAATTTAGTGTAATGGTAATGTCTTAATTCTTTTATATTTATATTAAAATAATCAGCTACCGCTGTTGTAAAAGGTAGTATTTTATTTTTTATATAATTGTAATGTGTATGTGAAATGTTATAAATATTCATGCTACTCCTTTTTAGTTTATTTTTGAATTTTCTTCATTTTAATGGAATTTTTTAGCATTTCAGAAAATTTTGTTAGTTCTTCTTTCATTTCTTCTTTCTCAGCTTCAGAGAAACCTTCTAAATTCAATCTAAACATCATTTGTGTTGGATCTTCTTCCGCCTTTTCCCTACCTAGTAAGTAATCTGTTGTAACGTTAAAATAATCAGCTAATTGTTCAAGACGTTCAGCTCCTGGTTTTTGATATTTTAACTTATATAGGGTATTTTTTGAATAACCCATTTGTTCTTCGATTTGATTTAAAGATATTTTTCTTTTATTTGCTAAAAATTTTATTCTATCGTAAATCATTATAAAATCAACCTTTCATGATGTTACGAAAAACAAAATTAACTTTTTAGGATAAAAACTATTGACATTTTTATCTCTAAAGGTTAAAATATAATTCGTAAGCTAATAATTTTGTTAAGTAATTAACTAAAAAAATAATCAATAGAATCACCTGCTAAAATGTATTTATTGTTATTTGATTAGTGTATTTGCTATACGTATATTTTAACCTATAAGGATAAAAAAGTCAACGAAAATTAACTAATTTTGTTAGCTTACACTTTAAAACTTATTAAATAAAAAACAAAGTTTTAATGAAATGTTAGTTAACAATTTTAAAGAAAGGAGTATTTTTATGACGCCAGAATTAAAAGCCTGGATTACTCAAGTAAAATATGAACTTTTAAAACAAGGTTTAAATCAAAGTAAATTAGCTTTTGGAATAGGTGTAAGTAAACCTGTTATCTCTGATTTATTTAACTATGGTAAGGGTTCGGATGATGTTAAGAAAAAAATTAATATTTTCTTAGGGATAAAATAAAGGAGGTGATCAAATGTACAAAGCATACGAAGATAAAAAAAACGAACCAGAAAACTGGTTAACTAGAAGTGAGTTAAAAAAATTCTTAAAAATGGATAAGTCAACACCAAAATTCAACGCTTACATTCAAGAGTTGGAAAGCTTAGAAAATTCATATGAGTTCATGCAGGGATTGATTGAGACTAATATTACTTACCATAAAATAAGAGTTTACAATTACATCAATCAAAAAGAGCTTGACAAAAAACGTGAAAAACGATTAAAGAAAGGAGCGTAACATGGATAAACTAAGAAAAAGAAAATTTAATACTTATTATTGGACGTGTATTGTTGTTGCAATGTGTACACTTGTATTAAGTAATATCGAATGGCAAACAATATTATCATTCCTGTTAGGAGCAACGTTATTACCGTTTTACACACTTGATGAACGTGGTAAGGAGTTGTTTGAAGACTATGAGGAACAATAATAAAGTTAGTGATTATTTCAGAAAAAAACTGAATGATAGAATTGAGGAATTAAAAATAAAGCCAACCGAACTAAGTTTAATGAGCGGTGTTCCAGCTCCGATAATTTATAGTTTTAGATATAAAATTAATCTATCACTGAAATTTGATTATGTGGTGATGTTGGCAAATGCATTAGATATAGATTTAAACGAAATGAAAGGGGCTTATTAAATGAATGCTTTAAATTTATACCATAATTTAAGAGATTTACAATTAATTCAAAGTGAAGTAGATGGTCATATGAAAACATGGCAACGTGACAAAATAATAACGGCATTAAGTGAAGAGTTCCACGAATGGTACAACGCTATAGGATTTTTCAAAATTTGGAAAAAACATAAGACACCTGTTGAAAAACAATTAGATGAATTAGCTGATTGTCTAGCGTTCGCATTGTCGCTATTAAATGACGATAAGAAACATTTTGAAATTGATAGATGCAAAACTGTGTTAAATAGAAATAATAATCAACACATTAAATTAATGAAAAATGAGATTGAACATGGTGAACTATTCTCAAAACGAGTGCATAACACTGTTTACAAACAGTCTGTTGGATTTGCTATTGAATTAATTTTAAACATTGCAATGATTTATTACAGTTTTGAAGATTTATTTGAAGCTTATAAAAAGAAATCATTAGTGAATATACAACGTCAAAAAGAGGGGTATTAGGGGATGAAAAGAAATCAAGATGAAAGTATCAACAAAAAACAGGTGGGACGTCGTATTTCAATAATTAGAAAACGTAAATTATTAACCTTGATTGAATTTGCGAAAAAGATTGGAGCTAGTAAAAGTAGTGTGTCGGACTGGGAAAAAGGTTTTCGACTTCCACCAGAATCAGTTTTATTTAAAATAGCTATCTTAGGAAATACTAGTGTAGATAAGTTACTTTATGGCGATGATATTAATGAAATTGAAGAACTTTATAAAAGTTTAATTAAACTTCCTAAAAAAGAGCTTATTGATTTAATGATAAGAGTGAAGGAGGAAAAGAATGTTAGTACACATTAATGATGAAATTCTAGAATTATTAAAATTAGATAATTTAGAAGAAACTAAAGACAACAAAAAAATAATAGAAAACACTGTGAATGCTTATATCTTAGGTGGAATGTTAACAGCTTCAGAATATGGAGGAATTGATGTAAAAGAAGAGGATATTTTAAGCATGATGAATTATTACGAACGAAAAATGAAATTGCACGTGATGGAAGTTATGTTATCAAAAAAATTTAAAGGTGGTTATTCTATATAAAAAAATAGCCGTTTAAAACAACGACTATTTAGCAAAATTTACAATTTTAAAATAACACAAACAGGAGGAAAAATCAAGTGACAAAAGATAATATTAATCCCAACCACTATAAAGTAGGTGGAATTGAAACAATAGATTTAATTCAAGATGTAGTTAAGGACTTTGGCAGCGTGTGTCAAGCTAATATCTTGAAATATGGAATAAGAGCAAACAAAAAGCATGATGAACCGCAGGACGACATCAAGAAAATAATCAGATACTGTGAGTTTTGGTTAAATGATTTGGACGGTTTAAAAGCCAGTGAAAAGCGTTCTGAAGAAATAGCTGTATTTGATAAGCTAAATGATCTATTAACAGATCAAGAGAAAGATGTAATTAACGATAAAAATATAAAATGTATCGTATTAGATGGTGCTGAGGTACCAGAAGAGTTAGTAAAAGATGTAATTAATAGATTAGGAGCATTAGTATATGGTGAAGATTAATAAATTAGAAATAGAAAATGTTAAAAGGGTAAAGGCTGTTCAGATAGAGCCTACAGCTAATGGATTAACTGTTGTTGGTGGTAGAAATGGGCAAGGTAAAACTAGTGTTCTTGACTCAATAGCATGGGCGTTAGGAGGTAATGCTTATAAGCCATCTAATCCATTAAGAGAAGGTAGCGTTATTCCACCAGTGATAAAAATTCAACTGGATAACGGACTTATTGTCGAACGTAAGGGCGAAGATGGAAAACTAAAAGTAATAGATCCAAGTGGCAAAAAGGCTGGTCAAAACTTATTAAATAGTTTTGTTGAACAGTTCGCTATTAATTTGCCAAAATTTATGGAGATGAACTCAAAAGACAAAACCAAAGCCTTATTAAATACAGTTGATGGTTTAGGTGAAAAATTATATCAAATTGAACAAGAAGAACTAGAAATTTACAATAAACGACGAACTGTCGGTCAAATTAGAGACCAAAAGAAACATTTTGCTGAAGAGCAACCTTTCTTTAAAGAAGTAGGAAATGAATTAGTAAGTGCTTCTGAACTAATTAAAGAACAACAAGAGATTCTTGCTAAAAACGGAGAAAATCAACGTAAACGTGATAATCTGGATAATTTACAAGCTAGAAAAGTATTTGCTGAAAACAAAAAAGCTGAACTTGAAGCACAGTTAAAAGAATTAAGTTTAAATTTAGAACAATTAAATTCTGACATTGAAATAGCTAATAAAGATGTTGTTGATTTAATTGATGAAAGTACTGAAGAATTAGAGCGAAGTATTGAGAATATTGAAGAAATTAACAGAAAAGTACGAGCTAATCAAGACAGAGAGCGAGCTGAAATGGACGCTGAAGCATACAAAAATCAATATGAAGATTTAACAAATTCTATCGAAGAATTGAGAAAGCAAAAATTAGAATTGTTAAACGGTGCTAATTTACCATTAGAAGAGTTAAGCGTTGATAATGGTGTAATTACTTATAAAGGGCAACCTTGGGATAATATGAGTGGTTCTGAACAACTTATAGTAGCAACTGCTATTGTTAGAAAGATTAATCCACAATGTGAATTTGTGCTAGTAGATAAATTAGAACAAATGGATCTTGAGACTTTAGTTGATTTCGGTAACTGGTTAAAAAATAACAATTTACAAGCAATAGCGACAAGAGTTTCTACTGGTGAAGAATGTCAAATTATTATTGAAGATGGATATGTTAAAAACAAAAAAACAGAAACACCATCTTGGGCGAATAATGTAGGAGGTAGTTTTTAATGAAAATCACAAAAGGTAAACGAGCAAGAGCGCAAAAAGTAGTAATTTACGGTACTGAAGGTATTGGGAAAAGTTCACTTGCTTCTCAATTTCCAGAACCGTTATTTATAGACACTGAAGGTTCAACGGATAATATGGATGTTGCAAGACTAGACAAACCCACAAGCTGGATAATGTTAAATAATCAAATTGCATTTATTAAGGCGAATCCAACAGTGTGTAAAACGTTAGTTATTGATACTATTGACTGGGCGGAGTCGTTATGTGTTGATAATTTATGTGCAATGCATGGTAAAAAAGGTATTGAAGATTTTGGTTATGGAAATGGTTATGTCTACGCAAAAGAAGAAATGGGACGTTTTTTAAACAAATTACAAGATTTAATTGAAATAGGAATAAATGTCGTGTTAACTGCTCATGCTCAAATTCGTAAGTTTGAACTGCCAGATGAAATGGGTTCATACGATAAGTACGAATTAAAACTTGGTAAGAAAACGAGTTCTCAAACAGCGCCCCTTGTTAAAGAATGGGCGGACTTATTACTATTTTGTAATTACAAAACGTATTTAATTTCACAAGAGAAGTCTACGAAGAAGAAAGCACAAGGGAATCAACGTGTTATGTACACTGAACACACCCCAGCATGGGACGCAAAGAATAGACATGGTTTACCTAGCGAGCTTCCACTAGATTATGCTTCTATTGCTCATATTTTTAAAACTGAGGAAAAAGAAGAGGTTAAAAAGACTGTTCAAACTGAATTTAAAGACGAGAAAAAAGAACAGTTACAATTTGAACAACCTAAGTATAACGGTGATTTAGAAGCTCCGAAAATAGAGAAAACACAAGAAGAGAAAATAATGGATAATTTCGGAGATATTGTTAAAGAAGTAGAGAACACACCTACTGAAGATTTAGTAGATCCATTTATTTCAAAACCCGATTATATTCCTCAACCGTTATGGGATTTAATGCAGCAGGATAATATCACAGAAGATGATATTAAACTAGTGACAGAAAGTAAAGGTTATTTCCCAAAAGGTACTCCTATGAGTGTCTATAATGAACAAGGATATCTTACTGGATATATCGTTCCTAAATGGGAAGGTTTAAAAGAATTATTAAAACAAATAAAACAATAATAAAAATTTAAGAAGATTTAAAAATGAATACAAATTACAACAACAATTTTGATAGAGAATTAGACTGGGATTCGGAGATAGTAAAAGATAGTGAGTATATACTATTACCTGCTGGACTATACCAATTTACTGTCGAAGGATACGAAAGAGCACAACACACGCCATCACCAAATAATCCTAACGCTAAATTACCAAGTTGTCCGAAAGCTATTATATCAATTAAAATTGATGCTAATGAAGGGGAAAAAACACTTAAACACAATCTATTTTTACATAGTTCAGTAGAAGGAATGTTATCGGCTTTCTTTGGGGCAATTGGATTTAAGAAAAAAGGTGAACCATTAAAAATGGCTTGGAATCAAATTACAGGTGCTACTGGAGTGTGCAAAGTAGTAGTGAAAGATAGTAGTAATGGGAATCAATACAATGAAATTAAAGGTATGATTTACAAAGAAGATGTAGACATCACTAATGTTTTAAACGTTTCAAATCCATTTACGAATGAAGCTAGTCAACCTACTTTTAATGCTAATACTCAACCATGGAATAACGGACAAGGCGGCTTCTAAAGATGCAGCTTAGACCTTATCAAGAAGAAGCAAGGTTGAAAGTACAAGAGCAGTGGGACGGGGGCGTTAATAAAACGCTCCTAGTACTTCCTACTGGTTGTGGTAAGACTATTGTTTTTTCAAAAATTATAGAAGATAGAGTTAAATTAGGTGAACGAGTATTAATTCTAGCACATAGAAGCGAGTTGTTAGAGCAAGCAAGTGACAAACTAAAGAAAAGTACAGGATTAAATACAGCACTTGAAAAAGCTGATAGTAGTTCGTTAGGTAGTTGGTTCAGAGTAACTGTTGGAAGTGTTCAAACTTTACAACGTGAAAAAAGACTTAAGCAATTTAGTAATGATTATTTTGATACTATCGTTATTGATGAAGCACATCATTGTATTTCTAACGGTTATCAGAATGTACTTAATCATTTTGACAAAGCAAAAGTATTAGGAGTTACTGCGACACCAGATAGAGGAGATATGAAAGACTTAGGGACTTATTTTGAAAGCTTAGCTTATGAATATAAAATAGTTGATGCTATCAAAGAAGGTTACTTGAGTAAAATTCAAAGTTTAACAATTCCATTGAATTTAGATTTAAGTGGAGTTGCTACTCAAAATGGAGATTTTAAAGCTAGTGATGTTAGCAGTGCATTAGATCCTTATTTAGAACAAATAGCTGATGAAATGATTAAACACTGTAAAGATAGAAAAACGGTTGTATTTTTACCGTTAGTAGCGACTAGTCAAAAGTTTAGAGATATTCTTAATTCAAAAGGATTTAAAGCTGCTGAAGTCAACGGAGAAAGTAAAGATAGAGCACAAATATTAGAAGATTTTGACAAAGACAAATACAACGTACTTTGTAATTCTATGCTACTTACAGAAGGTTGGGATTGTCCGAGTGTCGATTGTGTTATCGTGTTAAGACCAACTAAAGTTAGGGCTTTGTATTCTCAAATGGTGGGACGTGGTACAAGATTACACCCAGGAAAAGAAAATTTACTTCTATTAGATTTTTTATGGCACGTTGAAAAACACGAATTGTGTCGTCCTGCTCATTTAATTGCGCGAAGTGAAGAAGTAGCTAAAAAGATGACTGAACTGAGTGAAAAGGAAGTTGGTTTTGCTGTTGATTTAGAAGAAGTAGAAGTTAAAGCGACTGAAGAAGTAATTCAAGATAGAGAAGCTAGTTTAGCTAAACAACTTGCTGAACAAAGACGTAAAAAAGGTAAGTTAGTAGATCCATTGCAATTTGAAATGAGTATTGCTGCGGAAGATTTAGCGAATTATGTTCCTAGTTTTTTAAGTGAACAAGCACCACCTTCTAAAAAGCAAATCGAAACATTAGAAAAAATGGGAATATATGCTAGTGAAATTGAATGTTCTGGTAAAGCTAGTTTGTTGATTGAGAGAATTAATAAGAGAAGAGATGCAGGCTTAGCAACTCCAAAACAGATTAGATTGTTAGAAAATCGTGGATTTAGAAAAGTTGGTTCATGGAAATTTGAAGAAGCAAATAACATGATTACAAGAATTGCAGCAAGTGGCTGGAGACTTCCGCGAGGTGTAATCGCTAAAGATTTTAAACCAGGAGCTTAAATAATTAAGAGGATGCAAAATGGAGAATAAGAACAATTTATTAGAATTATTAGAATATATCAACCCTGCTACTCTTGATTATCAAGAATGGGTCAATGTTGGTATGGCTTTAAAACACGAAGGACACACAGTGCAAGAATGGGACTTATGGTCGCAAAATGATATTAGATATAAAGAAGGTGAATGCCTTAGAAAATGGAGTACGTTTAATGGTGCTGGTAAGCCTGTCACAGGTGGTACTATATTTCAAATGGCTGTTGATAGAGGTTACACGCCAGTATATTTTAATTCTGAAAATTCATATGCATTAGATTGGAATGATGAAATAAAATCAGATGGTGATTATAAATTTATCGACAAAAGCTGGATAGAAGGTAAGGAAATAAAAGAACCTACTAATTGGCAACCTGTCAAGGAGTTAATAACATATATAGAAACTTTATTTGAAAGTACCGAAAATGTAGGATTTGTTACCGAAACTTATCCGTTAGAAGATGGAGAAGGTAAAGTATTACATAAGCCTAAAAAAGGTGTGTATGATCGCACAGCAGGACATTTAATTGAAAAATTAAATAAGTATAAAGATGATATTGGGTTTGTTATTGGAGATTACAATAAAGAAGCTGGAGCATGGATAAGATTTAATCCGTTGGATGGTAAAGGGGTTAAAAATGATAATGTAACGGAATATAGATATGCACTTGTAGAAAGTGATAAAACTAGTATTTCTCAACAAAACGCTATTATTCGTGAGTTAGAATTGCCAGTAGCTTGTTTAGTTCACAGTGGTGGTAAGTCAGTTCACGCTATCGTTAAAATTGAAGCTAAAGATTATCAAGAGTACCAAAAGCGTGTTGATTATTTGTATAAAGTTTGTGCTAAAAATGGCTTAGCAGTCGATACGCAAAATAAGAACCCATCAAGATTAAGTAGAATGCCTGGTATTATGAGAAATGGCAAAAAACAATTTTTAATCGATACTAACATCGGAAAAGCTAGCTGGGATGAATGGTTTGAGTTTATAGAAGATTTAAACGACGATTTACCCGATCCGGAGTCTTTAGAAGATTATTGGGATAATATGCCAGAACTAGCTCCAGAATTAATTAAAGGTGTGCTTAGACAAGGTCACAAAATGTTAATTGCTGGACCATCTAAAGCTGGAAAGAGTTTTGCGCTAATAGAAATGGCAATAGCAATAGCTGAGGGTCAGAAGTGGTTAAAATGGGAATGTGCACAAGGTAGAGTGTTATATGTAAATTTAGAGCTGGATAGGGCAAGCTGCTTACATAGATTTAAAGATGTTTATACTAAATTAGGAATACCTGTTAATAGTTTAAATAACGTTGATATATGGAATCTAAGAGGTAAAACGGTTCCTATGGATAAGTTAGCTCCTAAATTAATTAGAAGAGCTCATAAAAAGAACTATACAGCGGTTATTATTGACCCTATTTATAAGGTGCTTACAGGAGATGAAAATAGTGCTGACCAGATGGCTCATTTTACTAACCAGTTTGATAAGGTCGCTACAGAGCTAGGTTGTTCAGTTATTTACTGTCACCATCACTCAAAAGGGTCACAAGGTGGTAAAAAATCAATGGATAGAGCAAGTGGAAGTGGAGTATTTGCTCGTGACCCAGATGCCTTAATAGATTTAGTTGAGTTAGAAATACCAGAACAACTAATGAAAACACAAGTAAATAATACGTTAGTGAAATTCTATGAAGATAAAATCAGAACGTTAAATAATCAGTATTATAAAACTAAGATTGGAATGGATGATCATTACAGTTACGAGAAGATGAAACATCATGCTGAGAAGAGTCTTAGTGGTTATCTGTTGGATGTAAGAGCCGAAGCGAAGAGACTTGAGGAGTCTGTAAAACAAACAACAGCATGGCGTGTTGAGGGTACTCTTAGAGAGTTTGCTAAATTTGAACCTGTAAACATGTGGTTTGGTTATCCTATCCATACTGTTGACGAGGTTGGGGTATTAGCTGATATAGAGGTAGATTCTGATAAGAATAAGTATTCAAAAGCTAAAGAAGGACGACAAAAACAAGCTAAAGAACAACAGAAAGAAAGCATGTTAGAGTTTGAATTAGCTGTTGGAAATTGCAGTTTTGGAGAAGAGCCGACTAAACAAATGGTAGCTGATTACTTAGGTATTAATGTAAAAACTATAGAACGAAGATTAGAAAATAGTAAAATATATTGGTACGATAAGAATACAAAAACTATTAAAAAACGTGAGACAGGACTTTAAAAAATATGTCGTGACTTTTTTAGAAGACAATTAAAAAATCAGTCTAGTATTTTTTAGAAAACACTATGTTTTTATAGTGTCGTCTTAGACACCGACAACCATATATCTAAGATATATGATGGTGGATGGAGGTGACAGGGACAGTACAGGTTGGACAGTACAGGGGGTTTAAAAACCACCCCCTGTCTGTACCAACACCGTCCTGTACTCCGCGCGAAGAAATGAAAAAAGAAAAAATGGAAATGGTAAAAAATTAAATTGGAGTTAAGGAAGTGAAATTGAATTATGGAATTTGAATTTTTTGTGCCTTTGAAAAAAATACCGAAGGTCACTCATCAAGATAAAATTATTTCAGTAAAAAATGGTAAGCCAATTATTTTTGATTCGCATAACTTGAAAGAAGCTAAAGAAATTTTCAAAACAGGATTGATTAGTCGTATTCCTGATAAAATGTTAAACGCTCCTATTAGGGTTGAATTAATATGGTGCTTTCCGTTAGAGAAAGATAAGGTAGATGGTGATTATTACACTAAAAAACCTGATGCGGATAATTTGGCAAAAGCATTTATTGATCAAATGACTAAACTGAAATTTTGGAAGGACGACTCACATATTAGCAGTATTAAGAGTGAGAAACGTTATAACTCAATTAGTGGGGTTTATGTAAGAGGTTATGAGTTATGACTGACCTACAAAAGATAATGGATAAAGAAAAAATAACTGATCGTGAATTACATGAAAAATCTGGAGTATATTTCAACACTATTAGATTAATCAGAACAGGAGAATTTAAAAATCCTAGATTTAAAACTTTGCGAAAACTGGGAAAAGCGTTGGGCTGTACAGCAAAGGAGATAGGAGGTTAAGAGATGTTAAAAAAAACGTGGAATAACATTGAAATTATACTAATCACACTATCAATTTTGATAGCAATGTTCACTGTAGGATTAATGGTAGGTGTGTATATTTCAAGTGAAAATATGGAGAAATTGTCAACTGAAAATATAAGACACTATCAAACTATACAGCAGCAAAAAGAAAGAATAAGAGAGTTGCAAGAATTTAAGCAGTTGAAGGAGATATACAATGCTTAGATATATTTTTGAATGGTTTGGAATCATACTGTTGTTTGGTTTCATAATGATAATGTGTAATACTAAGCTTACTGAAGAGGATGTATATTTAATAACATTTGTGTGGGCAATATGTAAAATTTGCCTTACGTTCGAGAATAGGAGATAAAAATGAATGTAGAAAACTTTAACGAAAAGTACGATAGAAATTACGTCGAAGAAGCCGTGGAAATTTACAAGTATGGTAAATTTGAAAATTGGTTTAAATTGTTGAAAGATATATTTTCTTATACTCATAATGCTATATATAGCGGTGGTAGAGAATTTCATATAATTTTCAGAAATAAATGTAATAGTGAAAAAATTAAAATCACGGTAACAAATATATTTAACGACTTTTTGGTTACGTCTGAAATAACAGACGAAAATTTTATATTAACCTTTCCATGGTTGTTAAAAAACGAAGTGTTTGATTCACTCAACGAGGTTTATTATTATTTAATGGATGTGTTAAAAATAATTACAGATTATGCAAAATTTACACCGTTAGCATTACCGAAAATGTTAGACGTGAAAAAGAAAGAAGTAAACTATTTACGCGCTACTAGATATATTGCCGGTATTAAATATCATTATAAGGAGTTATAAAAATGAATCCAGTTAGAGTAAGATTTTGGTTAAAAAGCGGTGAATTTTTAGAAACGTCAATTGATTTTGATGATCTTATGCTTTTAGAAGAAGCTTATTATAAAGTAAAACACGGAATAGTGAGAAACAAAAATTTGAAAATTATTATTTCAAATATAATATTTCATGTTGACGACACAGAAGAAATAATGTGTTGTTACGATTATCCATTTACAGACCACTCATTATCAACTGTAATGATTGAAGAAAGAGATGTAATAAAAGAAGAACTTAATAAAGTGTATTGTAAAGTTGATAATTTTATAGAATGTATAGGAGAAAGAAATTTAATTGTTATATTAGCGATCATATTGATATTTGTAACAATATTTACAGTATATCAAATATACAGTTTATTTAGTATGTAGGAGGACTAAAAATGTTTAAACGCAATAAATATATATTACGAGTATATTTTCATAACGGTGAAATGTTAGAAACAGAGGCAACAGAAGAAGAATTAACTGAAATTTATAAAATGTTCACTGAAGAAAAAGAAGATTTATTTTCAGGTGATGTTTGCATGGTTGGAGATAATGAAATCGATATGAACGAGGTTGAACATATAGCTTATAAGAGAATTGAGGAGAAATAAAAATGAAATGGAATAAATTAACAGTAAGAGAGTTAACTAAAGAAGAACAAGAAGAGTATGGTGATTTATATAACTTTATGTGGGAGGGGAATGCTCCTGATATTGGCGAGGAAGTACTAGTCACTTACCCTTTGTCTTCAGGGAAGTTTGTTGATACATATATCGATACATGGAGAGAAATTGGAAATGGATTAAGTTTTGAAAATGCTGAAAATGATGTTATTTATTGGATGGAAATACCACAATATAATGGAGAATTAGACGAGTAGGAAGATTAAAATATGGATGAACAAAGATATTTAAACGTTGAAATGAAAGTAAGATTTGACGTTCCAGTAAGTGAAGATTTTGATATAGATGAACTATCTGAAGAAGATTTGAAAGAAAGGGCAGCTGATTATTTCTTTAATGGCGGAGGATATGATGAAGCTGATTACTATGATTTTGAATTTGATATTTAATGGAGGACTAAAAATGACTAACGAAGAATTTGCACAAGAAATAAAACGATTAGAAGAACAAATGAAAGATCAAATTAATAACTTAAGAATAAAGTGGTTGGAAAGTAAGGCTGAGAAAAAGCCTTATGAGGTGGAAGTGCCAGACGATATAGACGATTATTATTATACAGATGAATATGGTAAAGTTGACTATTTAGAAGGTTATAATTCATCTTATGAGAAGAATAAATATATACGTGGTTTAGCATTCAAAACTGAAGAAGAAGCTGAAAAATACGATAAAGAACGTATTTTACTATTTAAACTTCATAAATGGGCTGAAGAACATAAAGGAGGATGGACACCGAATTGGGAAGGTGATGGAGTAAAGTGGTATGTTACTTACGAAACAGACCGAAATATATTAAAAATAAATTGGTGTGTTTGTTGTCGGCAATTTATTAAACTACCTTATTTCAAGAGTGAGGAACTAGCGCGAGAATTCATCGAAGAGTTTGGAGATGAGATTAAAGAGGTGCTTTGCTAATGAAACTGTACAAACATACAATACATTTCAAAAATGGAGAAAAAGTGATCTATGTTTTTGGTGTAGAAACAACAAAGAAATTACTTTGGTATTTCGATATGGCAAAGAGAAATGATGAAATAGTATATTTTGAATATGACTTAAGAGGAATAAAAATAAACCTTATGGATGTGAGCAACATTGAATGTGAAGAGATATAATAATAGGAGGCAGCAATGGTATTGAATAGACAAGATAGACAAACAAATCAGAAAAAGAAATTTTTATCAAAATTATGGTATATTAAGCGTTTAATAGCTTCTAACGAAGAGAAAATTAAAGATAGAAGATCTATGTTAAAACATAATATTAAACCTATTGATTATGCAAAAGAGCAAATCAAAGGTGGCAACAAATATAGTTGGGATAATTTAATTTATGAGATCGATAATTTAGAACGTGAAATTATAGATAATACTGTAGAGCTTGTTAAGACAGAAAGAGAAATATTTGACTGTATTAAAAACGTTGAAGATTTACAGTATAGATTATTATTACAATATCGATACTTTGATTGCAAAGATTGGTTAGAAATTGATCACTTATTAAAAATTGAAGCTAATACGAGAAACAGAAAACATTCCGAAGCATTAAAAGCAGTTAAAATTGACAAGTTTTTTCAAAAAGTAAAAAAAGATAAAATAAAGTAAAAGGAGATAAACAAAAGTAAGTAGGTAAGTGCTATAATAGTATTATATGATTTTAGGTAAGATGATACTGATTATAATTTTCTCCCTTTTAATTTGAAACTATTTTTTGTGTATGTAAAATGTTTTATGCTGCCTTACCTAAAATCACTTACCATATATAATTTCGAGACAGTTTAACGACTGTCTTTTTTTATTTGTCAAGAAAGGATGTGAACAAAGATTGAACAAAGATAAAATTAAAATATCAGAACTAACTGAGTATAAGAACAACGCTAAAATTCATACTAAAAAACAGATTAGACAGATTGCTAATTCAATCGAGGAGTTTGGCTTTAATGATCCGATTGAAATTGATGAAAACAATATGATTTTATCTGGTCACGGTCGCTATGAAGCTGCTAAGCTGTTAGGACTTGATGAAGTGCCTTTTGTTCGATTGTCACATCTTACTGATGAAGAGAAGAGAGGGTATATATTAGCGACAAACTCAACTAACCTTGCAACAGGGTTTGACAATGAAATTTTAAACCTTGAAATGCAAGATATTAATTTAGATATGAGTAATTTTGGTTTAGAATTTGAACCTATTGAGTTAAATGTTGATAATACTGATAATGAAATTATAGAGGAAGAAGAAAAAGAACATCATAGAGATACGACTATAGAACAATACAACTTATTTGATTATGATGAAACACGAGTAAGTGGCTTTTATCAAATGCCAACGTTAACTAGAGTAGATCACAAAGTAAATGACTTACAAGGCTTTAATTATGTTTTAAATAAACCAGATTATAGCAAGGGTGTACACTTTTATTTAGATGATTATCAATTTGAGAGAATTTGGCAACGCCCAGAATATTATATTGATAAGCTAAAACAATTTGATTGTGTACTTACACCTGACTTTAGTTTATATCTAGATATGCCAGTTGCTATGATGGTGTGGAATGTATACAGAAGTCGCTTAATTGGTCAAATAATGCAAGATAAAGGACTTACAGTAATTCCAACAGTTACATGGGCTGATGAAAATAGTTTTAACTTCTGTTTTGATGGTTTACCTAAATTTGCAACATTGTCTATCTCAACTATTGGTGTTAAAAGAGATAGTAATGCTATGAGGATATGGCAAGCAGGAGTTAAGGAGATGTTAAAAAGACTTCAACCTATGCGATTAATTGTGTATGGTGGTAAGATAGAAATTGATTATGGTGACGTAGAAGTAATTTATATAGAGAATGCAGTTACTGAAAGAATGAAAGAAGGTGAAAATAATGGGAAGTAGAGGAGCAAGTTCTGGAAGAATTAAAAGTAAAAGTATAAAAACACATGGTGTTATTGCTGTTAAAAAAACTAACAGTTATAAACTTGGTACTAACTCTAAAAAATTAAGTGAAGAAAATCAAAAGAGATTAAAGAGAGCTTCAAGACATAGATTAAGAGTAGAAAGAAGTTTAAGAGAACGAAGAGAAAAATTAAAACAGGGTAAATTGATAGATAAACGAGGTCAATTCGAACAAAAAAGGTATAGTCAAACTAGATACGCTAGATTGATGGATAAGTTGTGGAGAGATGGACGAGATGATAAAAAAGCGTATGAAAGATTTAAATTCTTAAAAGAAAAAAATAAAAAGATAAGACCTAAAACTTACAATGAATATTAATAAAAAGAGGTGATTGATTTTGGGGCGTAGAAAAAGCTTAGAGAATTTAAAACCTATTAATACTCGTACTCCTGCTGAACGTTCTAAAATCGCATCTCAAGGTGGTAAAGCAAGTGGCAAAGCAAGAAAAAAGAAAGCTGATCTAAAGCAAGCAATGGAAATAATACTTGCTGCTGATGTATCCAGTGAAAAAGCAAAAGATACGCTTGAAAGTTTAGGACTTGATCCAACAAATGAAATGCTATTAGCTTTTCAAATGTTCCAACAAGCAGCTAATGGGAATGTAAGAGCCTTTGAGGCAATAACAAAAGTAACAAATGTTAAAGATAAGTATGATATTGCTGAACAAAAAGCAAGGACTAAACTTATTACCCAGCAAGCTAAGGCAGCTGAAGCTGAATTAAAAACAAGCACTAGTCAAGAAGATAAGATAGCTGAACTATTTGATATTGTGGATGGTGAAATTAATGAATCTAAATAAATTATACACACCAAAACAAATTGAGATCTTAAAACGAACTAATACAAGTGATTTTTTTATATTAGGACTTCATGGAGCTAAAAGGACTGGTAAGACAGTAATTAATAACGATATATTTTTACGTGAGTTAAGACGTGTCAGAAAAATAGCTGATAAGTTAAAAATTAAAGAACCTATGTATATTTTAGCTGGGGTATCTAGCAAGACAATTCAAAACAACATTTTACAAGAAATATACAATAGATATCAACTTGATATTAAGTTTGATAAGCACAATTCATTTACTTTGTTTGGTGTAAAAGTTGTACAGGCTTTTACAGGGACAATAGCTGGGCTTGGGGGTATTCGAGGTATGACAGCCTTTGGGGCTTATATAAACGAGGCTTCACTAGCAAATGAAACAGTATTTAAAGAGATTATCTCCCGTTGTTCTGGTGACGGTGCAAGAATTGTTTTCGATACCAACCCAGACAATCCAGAACATTGGCTAAAAAAAGATTATATCGACAGTAAAAGTGAAAATATTATATCAGTACATTTTAGATTAGATGATAATACTTTTCTATCAGAACGATATATCAGAAATATCAAAGAATCAACCCCTTCTGGTATGTTTTATGATAGAGATATAGAAGGACTTTGGGTAACTGGTGAAGGTGTCGTATATAGTGATTTTGATGGGAATAAACATTTTATAAATGATATATCGGGAATAGATTTTGAAACATACATAGCTGGAGTTGACTGGGGTTATAGTCACTATGGATCAATAGTAGTTTTTGGCATAGATAAAGATAATAAATGGTATTTGATTGAAGAGCATGCAACGCAGTTTAAAGAGATTGATTATTGGGTAAACATTGCACTTGGTGTAAAAGAACGTTATGGAAATATAAATTTTTATTGTGATAGTGCGAGGCCTGAACACGTAGAACGTTTTAGACGTGAAAAAATAAGAGCAATAAATGCTGATAAGAGTGTATTAAGTGGAATTGAAGAAGTGGCGCGACTGATTAAGTTGAACCGCTTTTTTGTTTTGTCTTCAAAAGTTAAGCGATTCAAAAAAGAAATATACAATTACATTTGGGATGAAAGAACAGGTGATCCAGTAAAAGAAAATGACGATGTTATGGATTCTGTGAGATATGCTGTTTATTCGCATATGAGATTAAAAGGAAGAAGAAAGGGGGCTGATAGATAATGAATACTGAATTTATAGATAAAATAAAGGTTAACGGTATTACAGTTGATATTATTAATAAAGTAATCGAACGAAATTTAACTAGAATAAAAACTAGTAAAACTAAATATAATCGATATAAAGGTATTGATGTACCTATATTCAATCAAGAAGCGGTAAAACTAGGTGATTTTGAAACTGGTGGTGGCGTGTATCGTATTGATGATAAAATTCACAATTCAATAGCTAATAGTTACGATAGTGATATTGTTGATACTAAAGTAGGTTATATGTATGGTGTACCTATTGTATATGATTATGATCAAGAGGATGAAAAACTAATTGAACATATAAAGAATTTTAACTTAAGAAATATGAGTGAAGATTTAGATTCAGAATTAGGAAAGTTAACTACTATTTGTGGTTATGCAGCTAGATTATGTTATATCGATTTAGAGGGTAATGAAAGAATTAAGAATGTGAAACCTTGGGAAGTAATATTCTTTGGTGATAACATTTCAGAACCTGTGTATGCTATGAGATATGTGACTGATAAAGATAATAATGTAAAGTGTGAGTTTTATGATAATCAAAACATATATTACTTCGAAGGTCAAAATAATAGCGTTAAATTTGTTGAACAACAACCGCATATGTTTACATATGTGCCACTGTTCGGAGTTAAGAATAACGATGAATTAATGGGTGATAGCGAGAAAGTTTATACTTTAATTGATGCTTACGACAAAATTGTATCTGGTGCAGTAAGTGAAATAGAAGCTGGTCGATTAGCTTATCTAGTCTTAAAAGGTATGGGTGCTGATCCAGAAACTTTAGAACAATTAAATAAAACAGGGGTATTTGAATTAATTGACGAAAGAATGGATATTAAATACCTTACAAAAGATGTTAACGACAGTATTATCATGAATGTATTAGCTATTTTAGATGCTAATATAGCTAAATTTGCTAAAACAGTGAATTTTAATGATGAAGCCTTTGGGGGTAACTCTTCTGGGGTTGCTATTAGATATAAATTAATGGCATTAGAAAATAAATCTATTGTAGCCGAACGAAAATTTAAAACAGCTTTGATGTATCAATTCAAAGTACTATTTTCAGCATGGCAATTTAGAGGCTTTAACCTTAATGATGAATCTTATTTGGATATGTATTTCACATTTACTAGAAATATTCCAGTTAACAGATTAGAAGAAGCTCAAATTCTCACAACTCTTCAAGGTGTTGTATCAGAAGATACTAGATTGAGTCAATCAGCTTTAATAGATGATGTTGATTTTGAAAAAGAAAAACTAGCTGAAGAGACTTTACAATACTCAAATACACCCCTGGAGGTAGAAGAACATGATAACAGAACTGGAAGAAAAGATAGCGACTTACAGTAAAAATGCAACTGAAACTATTGATCAAGTATTTTTAAACTTAACTCAAGAGTATTTAGGGTTATTAGGTCAGATGTATGGCACATTAAGTAATGGTGAACAATTAACATGGGCGCAATTATCAAAATATGGACGACTAAAAAAGTTTATGAAGTTATTTGAAAATAAAACAACAATAGCTTATAAAGCAATCTTAAAAGAAATTAGAAAATCTAATAGAAATGTTTTTTTAGAACAAAGAATATACGACGTTTACGACAATAAAATACAAAGTGCGATTGAGATGGGGTTTACAATTCCATCTCATTCTACTTTAAATAAGCTTTTAGAAAATCCTATAGATAAAATGAAATTACCTAAAGTATTGGGTCAACATAGAAGTGAGATAGTAAGAGAAATACAAAAGATTATTACTCAAGGAGCTGTTAAAGGTGAACCTTATGAGAAAACAGCGCAAGAAATAAGTAAAAAAGTTGGAATCAGTGCTAATAAAGCTAGAAAAGTTGTTCGAACAGAAAATGGACGTTCACGAAGTTTAGCGAGTTTAGAAACTGACAAACAACTGAAGAAAATGGGTGTGAAATTCGATAAATATTGGTTAGCAACTCTTGATACAAGAACAAGGGTATCTCATGCAACACTTGATGGACGTAAAGCTGATGAACATGGATATTTCCATTCTAGAGGACATAAAGCTAAAGGACCACGGTTGTTTGGAGTTGCTAGCGAAGATATAAATTGTCGTTGTACTGTTATTAGATCATTACCAAAATTTAGAACAGCTAGAAATTATGAAGATAAGAATTATCAAAAAAAATTGAAAACAAGAATTGATGAATTAAAGAAAAAAGAAAATCTAACTAATACTGAAGCTGAAAAAAGAGCAAAAAAAGAAGTGGTAGCACCTAATAAAAAGGTTGATTTTGTACCTTACAACGAGTGGCGCACCACTTTCTTAAAAGATAATAAAGAATTGTATAACGAAAATATAGAAAAATAAATAAAAAACGTCCTGGACATGACGCTAAACTGTCTAATTTTTATTAGAACATTAAGGCGCGAACTTAATGGGCAGGAGGTAATCAATGGACTTACAAGAAGTCAAAACTTATTTAGAAACTAATTCACAAGATGAAGCTGTAATTGAGTATATGAATGAACTGAAAAAGCCAACGGCCGAAGCTATTAACAGTTATTTAGATACTCAAGAGGGAGCAAAATTATTACAACCACGTTTAGATAGTCACTTTTCAAAAGGTTTACAAACATGGAAAGATAATAATTTAAATAAACTTATTGATGAAGAAGTTGCTAAGCGAAATCCTGGAGAAACTCCAGAACAAAAAGAAATAAGAGAACTTAAGGCTCAAATTGAAAAAGATAGAAATGAAAGAGAAAAAGAAAAACTAACTAATATAGCAATGAAAAAAGCTAATGAGTTAGGTTTACCTTTAGATCTTGTAAATCATTTTATCGGAATTGATGAAAATACAACAATTTCTAATTTAGAAGATTTTAACAAGTTGTATCAAGAATCAATTCAAACTCAAGTAGATGCTAAGTTCAAACAAAATGGCCGTGATGTTAACACTTACGGTGATGATACAAAACAAACAATAACTAGTAGTATAGCTGATATAGCTAAAGAATTTAATATAAGAAAATAGGAGGACTAGACTATGACTACAACAAAACCACACAATCCAGCGAACGTTTTATTACAAGACGCTAAAACAGGTAAACTTCCAGAATCAGAAGGGACTTTAGTTTTAAAAGAAGTAATTAAAAACTCAGCTGTAATGCAATTAGCAAAATTTGAAGATATGGGAGGAAAACCCGTTAAAAAATTCACATTCTTAGCAAAAGGACCTGGGGCTTACTGGGTGTCAGAAGCTGAACGTATTCAAACTTCTAAAATGGAATGGAAACAAGCAACAATGGAAACTAAAAAACTTGGTGTTATTATTCCATTCTCTAAAGAGTTCTTAAGATATTCTGTTCAAGACTTTATGCAAATGGCAGCGCCATTAATTGCTGAAGCTTTCTATAGAGCATTTGACCAGGCTGTTTTATTCGGTACTGAGTCACCTTGGGGTGAAGATAAATCAATCTTTAAAATTGCTGAAGCTAAACAAAAAGTTATCACTGAAGGAACAGGAAAAAATCTTTACCATGATATGGTTAGCTTATTAGCGTTAGTAGAAGCTGATGAACATGACCCTAATGGTCTTTTAACTTCAAGAGCATTTAAATCTAAAATGAGAAATGTTGTTGATAATAATGGATATCCTATGTTTGATACTAACTCTAATCAAATTTTAAGTTTACCTATTTCATATGCTTCTAAACAAATTATTGATAAAGAAAAAGCATTAGCATTAATTGGGGACTGGGACTATGCACGATATGGAGTTTTACAAGATATCGAGTATGCAGTATCAACAGATGCACAATTATCAACAATCGTTGGTGCTGATAATAAACCTGTGAACCTATTCGAACAAGATATGTTCGCATTAAGAGCTACAATGCATTTGGCTTACATGAACGTTAAAGATGATGCATTTGCGGTACTTAAACCAAAACAATTATAATAATTGAGGTGATAATATATGTTGATTGACGTTTTAACGCCAAAAACAGATGAAAATGGAGAAACTTTAGAACAAAAAACAGTTCAAGTAACTCAATTTGCATTTGATACAATTTATTCTTCACAGGGTTTTGAGTTGGTTAAACCAGCTAAAAAGACTAAAAAAACAAAAGAAGAAGTTGATGTAAATGACTAATCTAAAAAAAATTAAATTACTTGCTAACATTACAACTAATGAACATGATGAGTTTATTGAGTTGTATTTTTCTTTATGCTTAGACTGGATACAGGCTTATTGTAATAATTCATTTGGTGATGAAATACCACAAGCGGTATATTTATTCATAGCGAAAGCTGTCAGAATGAATATGAAACCTATTGAATTAAAAGCTAGAACAATGGGGACAGTATCTTATACATATATTACTGAATATCCAGAAAGCATGTTATCACTTCTAACGCCGTATAGAAAGTTAAAATTCCATGTTTTTAAGTGAATTCCCACACACTGCTACTGTATTTACTAAAACTTTATTAAATGATGAAGGTGGAGGTTATACAGAAGAAAAAAACGTCCTAAAAACTTTAAAATGTTTTGTTGATACCCCTTCTTCTAATGAACGCTTTCAAGCTGCTAAATTAGAATATAATTTTGACAGGTATTTATATTTTAGATACAACGATTTAAAAGAGCTTGCTAAAGATATGAAATTAGAGTATCTGGGAATTGAATATGATTTTGTAAGTGATTTTGAAGATCAAGGGGGACAACAAGAAATTATTAGGGTTGCAATTAGAAGATGTCGATAGTATATGGAAATAAGGCGTTAGAAAAGTATGCTAGAGAATACAGAAAAAAAATAGTAAGTAAAGTAAGAAGAATTGTTTTAAATACAGCAAGACTGATTGAAGATACAGCAAAGTCTTTAGCGCCAGTTGATGAAGGACAATTAAGACAATCTATTGAGACAACTATTCTTTCAAGTGATGGATTAAGTGCTCAAGTATTAGTATCAGCTGAACATGGAATATGGGTAGAATTTGGTACTGGTATTTATGCTACTGGACCAGGAGGAAGTAGAGCGAAAAACATTCCTTGGCGTTTTTATTCAACTAAATTAAACAGGTGGGTAACAATGTCAGGAATTAAACCTCAACCCTTCTGGTTCCCAGCTGTTGAAGAGGGTAGACGGTATTTTGAATCAGAATTAAGTAAATTATAAAGGAGGAAATATAATGATAAAAACATCAGTTTGGGAAGTACAAAAAGCATTATTTACAAGATTAAAAGAAACTGAATATAAAATCTTTGATTATGTTGAACACAGTACTGAATATCCTTATATTGTTATAGGAACTCCAGATACTAAACCTTTTATAACAAAAACAAGTTTTAATGAGGAGTTGATTTTTACAATTCATGCTTGGTCAAATTATAAAGGTAAAAAAGAATGTTATGAAATGTTGAATAATGTTCTGATCGTTTTATCAAAAAAATTTTTAAAACTAGATGGAGGGTTTGAAATTTTCAAAACTGAAATGCTAAATTTAAACGTTATTGATGATATAGATGGAAGAACTCAACATGGTATTTTAAGATTAAAATTTTATATTAAGGAGGGCTAGAAAATGCCAAAAAGTGGAAAAGATACCCTACTGATTTTACAAGTAGAGGATAAAGCAAAAGGTGATACAGGTTGTGTAATTGGGAGCTTAACAGAAACTAAACACTCAATTGAAAATGACCTTGCTGATGAACAAACAAAATTCGGACGTGTGTTAGCATATGGGCCAACTTCAGAATCATTAGAATTTACATGTTATGGTGAATCAGAAGATGAAGGTCAAAAAGAAATAATGAGAGCTATTAAAGATAAAAAAGAAGTAAAAGCTTGGTTAGTTGATAAGAACTTAAAAGATAACCAAAAACATGACGCAGTATTTGCAAGATGTTTAGTTGAATCTGTTGAGAAGGAAGAACCAGCTGACGGATTTGTTGAACTTAACGGAACACTTCAAGTAATTGGTGAATCTAAATTAGGTGAAGTTGAGAAACTACCAGATAACTTCTTAAATGCAGGAAGTTATGATTTTGAAAAGCCTGGGGATACTACAGGTAACGTTAGAACAAAAAAGTAACAACTCCATCAGTTGGAGAATCTAGTGTTGAAACACATAGAGAATAATAATTAGAGGCGGTGTAATAACCGCCTTTTTTAATTGATTAAAAGGAGATAATAAACATGACAGCATTTTTAACTATTAAAGGACAAGAAGTAGAAGCTAAAGGAACGTTTGCATTCGCACGACGTGCTAAACAAGAATACAAAACTGGTGATACAGACGCTTTCGCTGATATATTTATGGGACTTATTCAAAATGATGAAGAAGCTTTAGTAAAATTTTGGGATTGTGGAACTGCTTATATTCCTAATCGTAAATTTAAACGCGAAGATATAGAAGCGGCTATTATGGAAAGAATTGAAGAAGAAGGAGACACTTTAAACTTATTCAAAGAAGCCATGAGTGTGTTAGACGCAAGTGCTTTTTTCAAGAGAAAAGCAGCGAAGTTGAAAGACGGATTAACAATCTTAAATTCGAAAGGGACGACGAAAGAAGAGAAGGAAGAGAACAAACAGTCGTACGAGATAATCAAGAACTCAATGGTAGAGCTAGGAGTAACGGTATAGATTTTGATGAGTTTGAACAAACAGTATCAAGATATTTAAAAGTTTATGATGTTCAGTTGATGTATTCCTGGACTAATAGAGAATATCAAAATTTTTTAAAAGGTGCGCATTTAAATGAAATAGATGAACTTGAAAAATTCTCAATAAGTGCGATGTTTAATGCACGAGCAAACAACGAGAAACGAGTTAATACTAAAAAATTATTTAACGCTGAAAAATTACGTAAAAAAATAGTATCTAAAAAAGACGAGAAAAAACAAGTTTATACAAAAGAACAAACTGCTGCTTTAAGGCAGTGGTTTAACAACTACAGTAAGTAAAAAGGAGGTGCGAGAATGAAAGAACGCTTTAACGCCAAAATTAGCGCTAATATTAATGATTTTTTACGAAAGATGTCACAAGTTGATAAAAAAGTAAAAGAAACAGCATTTGAAGCTATAAAACCGATTGACGCTGATGTTAAAAAGGCCGTTGCAAAAATGGATAGAGTTAACGAGAAAGCAAAAGAAGTGACTAAAGAAGTTACAAAAGAAGTTGATGCCAATATAGGTAAAGCTGTAACTAAATTAAAAGAAGTTAACGAGAAAGCAAAAGAAGTGACTAAAAAAGAAACTAAACCAATTGACGCTGATATTCAAAAAGCAAAAAGAAAACTAGATGAAATTAAAATATTAGCAACTCAATGGAGTAAAGATCATATTAAAAAGCCTGTAACGTTAGATATTAGTGATTATCGAAAGAAAATGGCGGAAATGAAAGCAGCTGAAACGGCTTTAAGAAAAAAAGTTGAAGTATCAGTAAACGCTGACACAAAAGGGTTTAATGCTAAGTTAAAAGCATTATTAGCAAAACCACGAGATTATCACGTTAATGTGAAAGCTAGGACAGCAACATTTAAAGCTGAATTAGCAAAATTAAAAGCACGAGAAATAGGTAAAGAGATATTCTTACAAATTCGTGCTAGAAATGAACGTTTTTATAGAGATTTAGATAATATCGCTGAATCAATCAGATCATGGGGTGTTGTGTTAGGTAATATCTTAAAAGGTATGTTTATTGCTGTAATTCCATCAATTGTGGCTTTTGGAGCGGCGGCAGTTGGCGCACTTAACACTATTATTGCTATGGCTGGAGTTGCTTCTGGTGGACTGTTAGGACTTGGTGCAGCGTTTGCTGTTGCAGGTGTTGCAGTCGGTGCTTTTGCAGTAACCGCTATAGGTCACTTGAAAGACTTCAAAAAGTTCATGGAAGGTAAAGGACCAGGAACTAAAGAAATGGAAGCCTTAAGAGATGAAGTTAACGGGTTAAAAGAAGATCATAAGAAATTATCTGATGAACTGGCAAGTAACAACTTTGAAACATTTACTAATGGTGTACAAATAGCAAGAAAAGCTTTAAATAAATTAAATACACTAATTGTTGAATCTTCTTCTGTTATGAAGGGGCTATCTCAATCGTTAAACGCTTCAATGGATAGTGCACCAATGGAACGCTTCTTTAATTATTTAAACCAAAATGGAGCTAGTACACTTGAGAAGGTAAGTAAAGGTGTAGGTTTCTTTGGTCGTTCGCTAGCAAGTTTAATAGTTGCTTTTGGGCCACTTACTGACAGTATGGCTCAAGGATTCCTTGAAATGAGTAAGCGTGTTGATGAATGGAGTTATAAGCTTGCAAATAGCAAAGGTATGCAACAATTTACTGATTATGTAAATTCTAATATGCCAAAATTAAGAGCCGCCTTTAGAGATCTAGTAGTAGGAACTGTAAATACATTCGCAGCATTCGGACCAATGTCAGCTAATGCAATTAGTTGGTTTGAAAAAATGATGGCAAAATTTAGAGAATGGTCAAGTAATTTAAGCCAGAATCAAGCATTTCAAAGCTTTGTAAGATACATAGAAGAAGCGGCACCAAAAGTAGGTCAGCTAATAGGAAATATTGCTCAAACTATAGGTTTATTAGCTAAAGGAATGGCACCACTAGCATTAAGTATTGTTAGTGTCGCTAACTCATTTTTACAATGGTTTAATTCAATAATGCAAGTACACCCAGGAGTTGCTCAACTTATAGCTAAAGTAATAACTTTCTCTGGGGTGGCGTTAGCTTTAGTGCCTGCTTTAACATTAATATTCAGTTGGTTTACTAAAGTGCAAGCTGGAGTAACAGCAGTCTCAGCTGTATTTAGTGGAGTTGGCTTATCAATGATGGGAGTTGTAACAACAATAGCAGTCGTTGTAGGTGCATTAGTTCATTTATATAATACAAATGAAACAACAAGATCTTTATTGACTTCTATTTGGGAAAGTATCAAACAATTATTCACTACTTTTGGACAGATAGCAAGTCAAACAATAGTTAGTGTGATTACGATTTTAAGTAGATTAGTAGATGCAGTAGCGCCAGTTGTTAACGCGATACTATTTGTTGTTAATGCTTTTGTTCAATGGTTAAGTCAAACACTTCAAAATAACCAATGGTTACAAACTTTAATTACGACAATATTAACAGGGATAGCAACTTGGAAAGTATTGAGTACTGTTATCGGGACTGTAAGAGTAGCATTAACACTATTAAATAGTGGGTTCGCTTTAGTTCGAGGAGCAATGGTTGCTTTCGCATCTACCAGTACAATAGTAAGTACAGCGGGAACGGTGATAACAGGAGTATTCACTGCGATTAGGATAGGAATCACTGCTTTATTAGGACCATGGGGTATAGTTGCAGCTGCTATTATCGGAGGTTTAACTCTTCTTTATAACAAATGTGAATGGTTTAGAAATTTAGTTGATAAAGTATTTAATGCAGTAGGTGACGCGTTTAAATGGGTTGCTGATAAAGTAGGTAAAGCTTTAGAATGGTTAGGTTTAAAATCTGAAGAATCTAGCAATAAAGTAAGTGCTTCTATGGATACTATGAACCAAAAAGCACAAACAGCTTCTAATAGTGCAGCAACAGCTATGGAACAAAACGGCCAACGTATAAGCGCTGCTGGAACTAATGCAGGATTAGGACTTGATAACTTGGGACTTTCATTATCTAATTTAGATATGAACGCTCAACTTCATTCAACAAATGCAGCTAATTCTATAATGACTAACACAAGCTTGGCTTCACAAAACGCTATTACCAATATGACTAATATGAATACTTTATCAAGTCAACAATTAGCTCAATTATCTGGTAACGCTGAATTGAATATGGCGGCGTTGAATACTTCAGCTACAACTAATACGAGTATGGCTTCACAAAATGCATTTACTAATTTAAGTAATATGAATACTTTAGCAAGTCAACAGTTAACGCAATTAGCTAGCACAGCTAACACACAATTTGGAGCGGTTAACAGTGCAGCAAGTACTCAAACAGGTATAATGCCTGGGGTAGTTGGAGGTAACTTATCTCAAGTTAATGCTCAAGCTCAAACTAGCTTAAATAACATTAATACTTTAAACTCTCAAACATGGCAAAATGTTACACAAACAGCTAATACACAGACTAGTAATTTAGTTCAAGGAGTTTTACAAAACTTCAAGAACATGGAAAGTCAAATTCAAAGCGCTATGCAAAGTGTTGTACAAACAGTAAATCAAGGTTGTGAAAATATTAAATCAGCAACTAGTCAAAGTTTTAGTGCAGTTGCTAGTAATATTCAACAAGCTATGTCAAATGTGCAACAAAGTATCAATTCAAGTTTTAGTAGTATTACAAGCAATATTCAAAGTGCGACACAGCAAATTGAGAACACGTTTAAAAATGCAATGAATAGCGTGAATAATACCGCTTCAGAAGGGTTACAACAATTAGAGAATAAAACAAAACAAAGTGGTGAAAATATTGTTAACACTGTAAGAAATATAGGTGAACAATCTTTAAACACTTTAAAATCGTTTTATGGTGAATTCTCTGGAGCAGGTGGCTATTTAATGGATGGATTTATCTCTGGAATGGAAAGTCGAAGGGGGTCAGTAATGGCAACCGCTCAATCGATCGCTAATTCAGCAGCAAGTGCTATAAGAAGTGCATTACAAATTCATTCACCATCAAGGGTAGTTGCAAAAATTACACGTTGGGTGCCAATGGGTATGGTTGAAGGTATGAAAGATACAGCAGGGAAAGCGATCAATTATGCTGGTAATATGGCGAACAAAGTTGCTGATTCAATTAATTATGCAATTACACCTGTAAGCTTGAAGAGTGATATTAATAGCATAGGAATTAATAGACACGATATTATCTCTGGTGAAGTTAAAAAAGAATACGACTTCTCAAAACGTCCAATGTACCTAAGCTTACAATTAGGGAACAATACATTTAGACAATTTGTTGAAGATGTTAATAATCTAAATTCTCAAATTATTCAATTAGATGAAACATATGGAATGTAAGGAGTTAATATATGTATGATTTTATAAGACCAGGAGAGGTGGGTATTGTTCCTACCTCTCTTAAAACAATATTCAATGGAGTTGTATTAGATGATACTATTCCAGGCTTTAAAACGATTAATGTCGAAGGAAGAACGTTAATAGGTCGTAAGAATGAAAAACGTAAAATACCTGGCGCTGATGGTGAATTTTTAACATCGAGTACTTTAGATTCTAGACCTATTGTTGTTAAATATCTGCTTGAAAATACTAATAGTAACTACAGAGATAATTTTAATAAATTAAATATGTTGTTACATTCAGATGAATCTAAAGTATTAAAATTCACAGATGAACCAGATTATTATTTTAAAGCAATTATAGACAATGTAAACGACATAGAAGAAACGTCAAACAGCGTTGTATCAACATTTACTTTCTTGTGTTTAGATCCTTATAAATATAAAGAAGTTGCTAAAGATATAGGAGTTAGTAGCGTGACTATAACTAAACTACCTAACAACAAAAATGAATTTACACCAGAACTAATTAAGGTGATTGTAAATAGTGTTAGTGACAAGGTTATTATTAAAAATCAAACCACTACTAAAAAGATAATAATTAATCACACTTCATTTGCCGTTGGTGATGTGCTTGAGATTGATTTGAACAAAGATTATCCGTTAAAACTTAACAGCATAGTAAGAAGTGATTTAATTGATTTTGTGGAAAGTGATTTTGATTTTACAGTAAAACAAGGTGATACTATCACTTGCAGTAATAGTAGAGTGTTAGAAGTTTATACGAAAGAGAGGATGTATTAATGAAATTATTTTTGTTTAATAACGATGAAAAGCTAATAGGTACTGTAAGCCCGTTAGAAGGTATTCAGAACGAAGAAATAAATAAAATTCAAACTATAGAATGTACTGTGGTGTATTCTGAATTGATTGAGAAAGCCTCTTATATAGGACATAAAGATTATTCTGACAATAGAATATTTCATCTGTATAAAATAGATCATGTTACAAAAACAAGCACTACTGATGTAAAAATCGTTGGTGTACATACTTTCTTTGACGATATGGAAAGTGACGGATATATCAAAGACTTTAGACCAACTAATAGAGAATTAGTAGGAGTACTAACAACTATATTAGACGGTTCACGTTGGCAACTAGGAACTGTTAACATACAACGAAGATATACAGGGAATTTCTACTATGTGACACGTAAGGAAGCTATAAGCAAGCTAATAGAAGCAACACAGATTGAGATTAAACCACGATTAGAATTTAGTCGAGGTAAAATCACAGGTAGATATTTAGATGTGTTCACTAGACTAGGAGCAAGAAATGGAAAAGTATTCGTTCACGGTAGAGACTTACTAACAGTTAGTGAGAAGAAGTCACAAGGAGCAATTTATACAGCAGTTGTTGGTCGTGGTAAAGGTGAAGAGACAGACACAGGGGGTTATGGCCGTAGGATATCATTTAAAGACGTTGAATGGAGAAGAACAAGCGGTCAACCGGTTGATAAACCAGTAGGTCAAGAATACATAGAAATACCTGCTATGACTAAACTATACGGTTTTGAAAAAGGTACTAAACCACGCATTAAAATTGTTGAATTTCAAGATGAAACTGATAAAGAAAAACTATTAAGATTATCTTATGAATGGCTTGAAAAAAATAGTAGAATGCAAGTAGAGTATAGTGCAAAAGTTTTAAACGTTGGTAATCTTGAATTAGGAGATACTGTTGGTATATTTAATCCTAAACTAGGAATAAAGTATGAAACAAGAGTATTTAAGGTTAAACGTAATTTAGTTGACAATAAACTAACTGAATTTGGAATAGGTGATAAAGTTACTACATCTCCGTTCAGTAGAACTATTGAATTAGCTAAAGAGATGAAGAACTTTCAAGATGACACAGTATATTGGCTTGATAAGATAAGAGAAAGACTATCTGATAAGTTGATTAATGAAGATGGTTATAACTATGATTTAAAAGCCGATAATGAATATAAAGTACCTGCTGGTTATTATTCATTTGATAAACCTATTGATCAAAACCCTACTAAAGTAGTTTATATGGGAGCTGGGAAAATAGCGATAGCTAATAGCAAGAAACCTACTGGGGAATGGAACTGGAAAACATTCCTTGATGGAAGAGGAGCAACACTAGATTTAATCAATACTGGTGTGTTAAGAGCTGGTCGTATTCAATCTGCTGACGGTCGCAGTTACTGGGATTTAGATACAGGTGAATTCCATATGGAACAAAGTGCCATTAATGAAGCGGTAAAAACAGCAGTAAGTGGCAAAGTTCAAGAAATAGTAGGAGAGGTTAAGAAAAACTTACCGACTAAAGAAGAGCTTAAAGGGAAGAGTTCATACATCCATAAAAAATACAGTGATTATCCAGATGGACGTAACATGAGTGACAACTCAACACTTAAGTATATAGGGATATACACAGGTGATAAACAACAAGCACCTACTAACGCTAGTGAGTATAGTTGGACTAAGATTAAGTCAGACGGTAAGCTGTATAAGGCCTATTCTAATAGCTTAAACGGGCTTGATTTTACGCTAGTTGAACCAGATGAAAATGCTAAGTTATTCGCTAAAAATAGACCACGTGTAAATATCGTTAACGACAATGATATTAGCGATATATGGCAGGCTAATATGTTCTTAAGCTTTAAACCTAACACTAAATACACGTTGACAGCTAGAGCTAAAGGGAATAGTAATAAATTGTGGGCGTATTTTAGAAATAATAGGACTAGTGAGGAGTATAGCTGGGGTCAGTTAGAATTCAGAGGGTTAGAAACTAAGTCAATCACATTCACAACTACTAATGATGTTGAAGATGTGTTATTTAAGTTTGTGTTAGTTCCAGAAGATGAAGACTGGACAGGAATTCAGATAGACTGGTTTACGATATATGAAGGCGATAAGAGATATACTGACTATCCTGTTAACGAACCAGCACAATATCATAAATATAGATATTTTGGATATGTATTTAAAGAAGGTACACCAGTAGCAAGTGATTTTGAATGGTTTGACCTACAACAAACGTCGATTACTAACGATAAATACACTCATATAGTATATTCAGATAATGCTGATGGTAGTAATTTTGGTCGTGAACCTAAGAAATATATGGGTGTAGCAAGGACTACATCTCCAACACAACCAACAGATAAGACTGCTTATAAGTGGTTTAAAATGAAGGGTGAGGACGGAGAGAGAGGTCGTGATGGTGTAAGTAATTACATTCATAGGAAGTATAGTGATTACTCAAACGGTGCTAACATGAGTGATAATTCTAACTTGAAATATATTGGTATATATACAGGAACAAGCCCGACACCACCAACAACTGCGAGTTCTTATTTATGGTCGAAAATTAAAGGAGAAGACGGAGCAAACGGAATACCTGGGGCTAAAGGTGCTGATGGTAGAACACCTTACTTTCACACAGCATATTCTAACAGCCCTACTGGAGACCGCGATTTTAGCACAACAAATAGTACTGGTAAGCAGTATATTGGGACTTACAGTGATTTTGAAATTGCTGATAGTACTGATTTTCGGAAATATAAATGGGTGAAGATTAAGGGTGAAGATGGAGCAAAAGGGAATGATGGACGTAATGGAACTGACGGACACAGTTTGACAGCTAACCTACGTTTTGAAGGTAGATATATAAATTCAATCACAACTGATGTAAAAGCTTATTTAGATGTATTTTACGACGGACAAAAGGTCGATAACGGTTTTGAAGTCAAACTAAAAGATAAAGGTGGAACAAGGACTGACTGGAGCGATTTTTGGAACTCTAATGTAAATAATGGACTTTTAACAATCAATAAAAATTGGAAAAATGGTAATCAAAATGGACAACCTCTTGAGTTAATAGTATTAGTCACTTACAAAGGATTAAATACTGTTGTTAATGCTAGAATGGAGAACGTTCCAGATATAGTTGAATTAAAAGAAATAACTAAAAAATACAAAACGTTTGAAAGTACGATTGATCAGTTTAATTCAACGATAGGTGAAGTTAAACAGCAAGTACTAGCTAATGAAGAAAAACGTAACTTAATAATCGGTAGTAGGTTGCTTAACGATAGTGATTACAAAGTAGTTGGTAAAGTGTGGGATGCTGAGACTAAACGAGGTATTTACACTCAAATTAGACAAAGCACTGGAGATGGAGTTAACACTATTCATAATGGTAATTCTTACTTATTTGCAATTGCACAAAACAATACTCAAAACGTTTGGCAAGGTGTAAAATTTAACATTTCTTCAAAAATATTATTACCTGGACGACAATATTCCTTGAGTATTCCTTACTATATATTGGGTGGATTTCCACCAGATAAAGGAATATTTGCTCAAATAAAAAATCATAACACAGGTCGTATTGTGTGGAGCGAAGAGTTAACAAGCACACCTGGCTATAGGCAGGCATGGATTGAGAAGAAAGCAACGTTTAGAACTGATAGAACTGAATATCTATCCGATTACTCATTCTGGATATTTGCTATTCAAAATGGTGGATTTTGTATCTCCGCTCCGTATATGTGTGAGGGGGGTGTGCTACCTAAGACTTATTCTCCAGCACCAGAAGACGTTCATCTACAAAATAGTAGGATTGAAAGCTCAATCAAACAAACTAAAGATGAGATTGATTTAAAAGTCAGTAAAGACAATATAATAGCTTCTATTAATGCTAGTGTGGAGACAACAGGAGAAGGACCGGCTCAAGGTGTAGTTAAAATCAATGCTGATAAAGTTGATATAAGCGGTACGTTAAAAGCTTATACAGGGAACATAGGTAGTTTCTACATAGGTAACAATACTTATGTGGGATATGGAAAATGGATAACTGGAACTACACACTTCAACGTTGGTATGTCGGATGGAACAAATGGTAGTGGAGGTGCGGCTTTTTGGGTTAACTGGGGTTACGACTGGAGCAAAGCTGGTGAGGGAGCTTGGTATGTAACAAACGCAGGAAATATGTATGCCAAAAGGAGGGCATATTTAACAGGTGGAATTGATGTAGGTCGACAAGATATATATGGATATGCTACTACTGGAAAAGTAGGACCAACTTCTGCAATGTGGTGGAATCAAATCGATAGCGTAAGAAGTTCATCTTCTGATGAACGTTTAAAAACTAATATCAAACCAACAAAAATTAAAGCGTTAAACACGCTTAATAGTATTGAAATAGTTGAATTCAATTGGAAAAAAGATAATAAATTTGAAAAAATCGGAGCAATAGCTCAACAGGTTCAATCTGTTGATGAAAACCTTGTTATTAAAGATGAAATTGATAAAGTTAACAACGATTATCTAAGAATTAAATACTACGACACTATTCCTTACTTAATCAAAGCAGTACAGGAACTTTCCGAAGAAAACAGCAACCTAAAATTAAGACTAACTAAACTGGAGGATAAAATCAATGGCAAATTATAAGAAAAACTACGCTAGAGCCACTTATGACAGCAACGGAGCAGTACTGACAACCATTGTTAGTATTTTTAATACGAACGGTGGGACTATCATTGAAACAACGCTAAAAGGAGACCATTTAAGCAAGTCAGAGGATGAAATAGTACAACTGGCACTAGAGCAATTCTATCAAGATACTTACCCTAACAAAGCTGAAAACGAAAAAATCACAGCTATGAAAAAAGAGTTGAAGGAGTCAACAGCAACACTAGACACAACACGTAAAATGTTAGCTCAAAGTGTTGTTAAAGAGTTTGAATGGGAAAGCAATTTTGAAGATATTGACGCTAAATTACAATTTTTAGCTAAACACTTAAATATCACATATCCAGCTAAGGAGGATGATGAAGATGAAAAAGAAAGTAGTAGCAGTTCTAGAGAAGTTACAACTGTCTAGCCTTGTGTTTTTAGAAATGATGAAAGGAGGAAATAGCATGATGGTGAAATATTTAGCATTAACAATTCTTGATGGACTAATGACGTTAGATGAGATCAAGAACAAAAAACTTCGCAAACTAGTAAAAGCTGAACTTGACAAAATGGGATTAGCTGAAGTAGTTGCTGAAGACAAACAATAATTTTAAGGAGGGCTTAAAGCCCTCTTTTATTTTACAAAGAAAGGAGACATAATGCTTGAGAATATTTTATTTATAGTCTCACAAGTACTAACAGTTGTGATTTTACCCGCTGTTAAATGGTGGTTGGATAAAGGAAACAAACAACTTGTGGGGCAAATAGAGAGCTTGAATAATGAGGTTAAGAAGACTCAAGCTCAAGTTGATGAAGTAACACAAATAGGTCTACATAATCGTGATTCGAATAAAAGTATAATGTCGTTTAGGTTGCACAAGGAATTTAGTGAAGCGATAGAGCGTGGATATACTACAAGCGAAGATTTATCAGAATTAAGTGGATTGTATAAAAGTTATCAGGAAATAGGTGGAAACGGGAAGATTGAAGCCTTATACAACAGATATAGAAAGTTACCTATTAGAAAGGAGTAACGGATGAAAAAATTAATTAAATTAGAATTTGACAACACAACAAGAGAACGTAAGACCGAGGACAGCTATTCAGAACTTTATTCTTATGATAAAAATAACGGATCTTTTGAGTTTGAGATTTTAAACGATACATTGACAACAGAACAAGTTATAGCATTATTCAAATTTACTGAAAGTAATAAAATTTGGAAAACTACAGGGACTGTTGAAGGTAACAAAGTAAAAGTAACGTTTGATACTAGCTTAATTACTCAAAATGAAACCGTAATTTGTTATTTATACTTCGATGAAGAACAAAGAACTTCAGACACATTCAGATTTAAGTTTAAAGTAAAAGTATCTGAAATTGATAAAATGAGTCGATATGAGGTCAAAGAAAGATTTATCAATAATACTGTTATCGTTGATAGATTAGACGTTGTGACAAAAACTGAATTACAGGAAGCTTTAAAAAATGTTGGTGGAGTAGCAACAGAAGGACTACTAACAGAAGTTAAAGCTGAAGAATTGTACGCTAAGAAAACTGATGCAGTAGACAACACAAACTTTGAGTTAGTTAAGAACAGAGTACTGGCTTTAGAATTAAAGACTGATAAAGATACAGTATATGACGATAGCGAAGTAAAAGAAAGACTTACAACGCTTGAGAATAAGCAACCTGTAGACTTATCTGGATATGCCACTAAAGAAGAATTACATAATATTAGTGGTAGTCAACCATTAGCTGACAACCTTGTCACTAAAGAGGAGTTAGAAGCAAAACATTACATTTCAGATGTTAGTAATTTAGCTACTAAAGAAGAGTTGCAAGAAGTTAGGAACAGTCAACCAACTATTGACACTTCAAATCTTGTTACTAGAGATGAATTAACAGCTAAGAATTACCTTACTGAACATCAACCACTTGATAATCTAGTTACTAAGCAGGAGTTAGAAGAGAAACAATATCTAACAGCACATCAAGACTTATCAGAATATGCTAAAAAATCGGAATTATACAACGATAGCGATTTAAAAGCACGTGTTGAGGTGCTAGAACAAAAAACTGACAAAGACACAGTATATGATGACACTCCTCTTAAAGAGCGTGTAACGGCTCTTGAAAGCAAAGCTATTGAAGGTGGAGCTTATGACGATAGCGATTTAAGAAATCGTGTTGTAGCGTTAGAAAGCAAAGAAGATAAAGATACTAAATATGACGATACAGAAGTAAAACACAGACTTACAGAACTTGAGAATAAGCCTGCTGTTGATACTTCTGTTTTTGTTACTGAAGAAAAGTTAAATGAGAAAGGATATCTTACTCAACATCAATCTTTAGAAAATGTAGTAACTAAGGAAGAGTTAGAAAGTAAAGGTTATTTAACTTCACATCAAGATTTATCTAACTACGCTTTAAAATCTGAAATACCTCAACCATATAATGACGGGCCACTGAATGAACGTGTTACAGCGTTGGAAAGTAGACCGACAACTGGTGGTAGTGTTGATGCTTCTAATTTTGTAACTAAGGATGAACTAGCAAGCAAGAACTACTTGACAGAACATCAACCGTTGACAGAAGTTAATAATAGATTAGATGTGTTGGAAGCTAAGCAAGACAAAGATACAGTTTACAATGATAGTGAGTTAAGAGAACGTGTGACTAATCTTGAGAATAAACCTAATGTGGACTTAACAAACTATGTCACTACTGAACAACTAGAGAATAAGCACTATTTAACACAACATCAACCTCTTGATAATCTAGTTACTAAAGAAGAACTTAATAGCAAAGGATACTTGACTGATGAAGTGCTTAACAGTAAAGGTTATTTAACTGAAGAAGTATTAAACGGTAAAAACTACCTAACAGAAGATGTGTTAAACACTAAAAATTATTTAACTCAACATCAAGACTTATCAAGTCTTGTGACTAAGCAAGAACTAGAGAATAAACATTACTTAACAGAACACCAACCGCTTACACATCTTGCTACTACTAGTGATTTAGAAGTGTTAAGAAATATTAGTGTAAACAAAGCTGAATTAAGTAAAAAACTTGATACAACTGAATTTAACTCATTCAAAGATAGTGTTGTTACTAAATCAGAATTAGCTGAAAAAGGTTATTTAACAGAAACATTAGCATCTGAAACTTATGCTAAGAAATCAGAGCTACCTACACCTTATAATGATAGTGCTTTAGTAAGTCGTGTTACAGCATTAGAAAGTAAAACTACTACTAATCAAACACTGCCAGCTAATCAATACGAAATTCACGGAACGGGAATGCCAAATGGTGTAGTAGAAGCTGAAATAGGAACAACTTATGTAGATAAAAATAAAACTAATGGTGCATTGAAATGGATTAAGACTACTGACGGTGGAAATCAAGGTTGGGAAGTGCTAATAGGGGACACTGGATGGCGAACTCTTAACTCAACTTCAAAATTAAAAGTTGGTGACAAAACTTCTTATATTAAGATTAGACGTGTTAACAATTTAGTAACTTATCAATTTGGAGGACTTATGTGGGGTTGGTTCGGAATAATTAGACGTAATGGACCTGGATTTTTAAAACACAATAGTAGCGGCGATAAAGGGGCTAAAGTATTAGGAGTTAGTGGTATTCCAGAAGGATTTAGAAGTGAAAGTTCTTTAATTGGAGGTATCTATAGCGACGCAGGAAAGCCGTATGGAATTTGGTATTTAGGTGGAAAAACTGACTCTAATTTCATTCAATTTACATTTAACGAAGATATTCCAACTGACCGAGATATAGGGGATATCCGAGTAAGTGCTATATCTTACTTAACAGAAGAACCGTGGCCAGTAAAATTACCATAAGGAGGACAAATAAATGGAACAATTACAACCTATTTTATTAACATTAATCGTATTCGGACTTAATCTATTAGGTAAGTTCTTAAAAGAGTGGAAAGCATTCCCGACAGAACTTATCCCTCAAGTATTAGGAGTACTTGGGGGCTTAATCGGTTGGGCGGTATTTAAAGATACTAATGCAGTACTTTTAGGACTTGCTAGTGTAGGAACACATCAAGTTGTTAAGCAGTCTAGAAATAATGATAACGTTGATAATTCAGAGAAATAGTGATATAATCTAATTATCAATCCCCCCGTTCCTATATAGGCAGTTACGACTGACACGGGGGTTCTTGAATTAGCGTTTAAACGGATAAGACTGGGTTTTTACTCAGTCTTTTTTATATATAATTTTTAAAGGAGTGAGACAATGATTTTACTTAAAAAAATACTAGACTTTCTAAAATCAGAAGTAAACAAACTTCACGATTTTGACGGATACTATGGAAGTCAGTGTGTGGATTGGATAAACTACTACTTATGGACGTTCTGGAAAATAAGGCTGTTCGGAAATGCTATTGACTTACTTGACAATGCGAAAGAACAAGGCTTACAGGTTATATACAACGCTCCTGGAGTAAATCCAAAGGCTGGAGATGTATTTGTAATGGAAGTGCCAACGCATCAATTCGGACATACTGGAGTAGTTATTGAAGATAGTGACGGATATACGATTAAAACGATAGAACAGAACATTGACGGCAATTCTGACGCTTTAACTGTTGGTGGTCCAGCACGTTACAACGAACGAGATTTTACTGGTGTAATCGGCTGGATAAGACCACAAATTGATTATTCACAGGAGGAACAAGAAATGACTTACACAGAAGATACTACTTATTTAAGACAAACACCTCAAGTAGGTGTAGCACCATATCGACAAGTGCACGCTCACTCAACTGGAAATTCTACTAGTAAAGCTAGTGGAGAAGCGACTTACATGTCAAATAAAGACCTAAGCGACGGGTTTTATACGCATGTTGTTGGTAACGGTAAGGTATACCAAACAGCTTACGTAGGACAAGGAGCTTGGGATGTTGGCGGTGATTGGAACAATGAGACGTTCGCAGCTGTAGAGCTTATCGAAAGCCATAGAACTTATGAAGAATTTAGAACAGACTACGAGATTTATATTCAACTGCTAAGAGATTTAGCAAATCAAGGTGGAATTCCTACTACTCTTGATAGCAACTCATTAGAAGGAATTAAGACACACTACTATTGCACTTACAACCAACCTAACAACATTTCAGACCATGTAGATCCATATCCTTATTTGGAAAAATGGGGAATTAGTAAAGAACAGTTTAAAAAAGATGTTGAAAGTGGAGTAGTAACTAACGCACCAACTAAGGTTGAGTTAGATGTTCTTGATAGCAACACTAACCTTGAAAATAGGGAACAACCTTATTATCGCGGATACTTGAGTGAAGACTACTACCTGGAGACTGAACCTAACGCAAATAGTACTGATAAAGAATTCATGCCAAAAGGTACTGAAGTGTACGTTTATGAGAAAAAGAACGGCTGGAGTAGAATTGGTTCAAACACTAGCAATCAATGGCTAGAGGATGAATATTTAGTTGAAGCTAGTCTGTTCTAGATTGATTTTAAAATATATTTATGTTACAATGTAAATATCCTTTCAACCTACAAACAAAAGGATAAAAACACTTTCAAGCCCTCACTTTTAGTGGGGGCTATTTTTTTATGCGATTTTTTAAAAAGTTTAAAAATATCCCTTGACAATATAACGTATACGTTATATAATTGAAGTACATTAAAGGAAGAGGTAAAAAATCATGAAAGAGTTAACTAAGGAAGAATTACTAAAACAAGTAGAACTAAAAGAATATACAACAATTAGAACAAGTAGAGATGGGAAAGTTACATGTACTTTTAAAATAACTGAAAATAAAGAAAGCGTGAATTTAGAAGTATCTTCTATAGCTAAATTAAGTTATTTAGGTAACGATGAAACTTATACTTTTTCTGTTGATATCAAGGGGAATGATGAAGAGTACACAAATTCTATTTATGGTTCTTCAGATGCTCAAAAAGTTTATGATTTTTTACATGAATTAAAATTAAACTTCTATGGAATAATTAATAGTTTTGATAACGGTGTAAAAACTGATAACAAAAACTACAACTCAATAATAGTTCCATTTGAGTTTAGAGAAGCACAAACTTTAAAACTTTATAAAGTGGTTGCTAAAGAAGATTTAGACAAAATTTTAAAAGAAGGAATTTTACCTATTTCAAAAACTGGGAATGATAACTGGGAAGGCAATAGAAGAGCTGATAATTCAACAGAGGTTGTTTACTTATTCAAACCATTAACAGATCAATTAAATTTTACTCAATATGGAGATGTTCTTTTAGAGGTTGAAACAACAGCGTACAGAAATGAAATATTACCGAATGACAGAAATCGTGGTAAATATGAAGAGTTTATAACTTATGAAGTTAAATCAGAAGAAATCAAGGGGGTAAAATATTTAAATGAGTAAAGTATCTGATGCACAAAAAAGAGCTTCTAGGAAATATGAAGAACTTAACAGGGAACAAACAAGAATTAATAATTATAGACGTACAGCCAAGTTATTTGTAAAATCATATGCTACTGAAGAGGATATGCAAGAATTAATTAAAATTTATAACGAAAATAAAAAAATCTTGATTTTATAAGCTATTCATTGTATAATGAAATTACATTTTTTCAAGAACAAGAAGTAGAAGGTTAATTTGAGAGATGTGTAAATTTTGATTTTAAAAGACAATCTTAAATTAAGGTTGTCTTTTTTTCGTGGGGAAAATTTAGGGAAAAAGTATCTAAATACTTGTTGAAATCTGTTATATTTTTGAATATTTCTATTATATTTTGAAATACACTAAATATACTCTGATATATTGGTAAATACACTTTTTATACGCCTGTTATCTTTTGTTATATTTCAAATATAGAGAAACGGCTATAAATAGTTATATTTGTCAAAAATAATATATAACTAAGGAGAAAAGAATCTTGAAAACTTTTATTTTAAGTTTACAGCACGTACTAGCAATGTACGCAGGAGCGGTAATCGTACCGATAATTGTTGCTGGAGGATTAGGTCTTTCAGCAGAGCAAACAACTTATCTAGTGTCAGTTGATATTTTTATGTGTGGGGTAGCAACATTCTTACAAGTGTATAAAGGTAAATTTACAGGAATTGGTTTACCTGTTGTTCTTGGATGTACTTTCACAGCTGTTGCGCCGATGATAGCTATAGGAAATAGCTCAGGTTTACCAACTATGTATGGAGCAATTTTTGTTTCAGGATTAGTGGTAGTTGGAATAGCACCATTTTTTGCTAAGGTGGCTAAGTTATTCCCACCGGTAGTTACGGGTAGTGTTGTTACAATTATAGGTATTACATTAGTACCAGTTGCGATGAATTATATTGCAGGAGGACAAGGATCTAAAGATTTTGGAAATCCAAAAAATATCGTATTGGCATGTATTACGCTTGCAATTATTTTAGTAATATATAAATTTACTACTGGATTTATTCAATCAATAGCAATTTTATTAGGTTTAGTAT